GTAAAGCACCAGCAGCAATTGGAGTCCAGTCGCTAATCTCATCCGTTGAACCAACGTAAGTAACGCTATCGGGGTTTAAGTCATCGTAGTTTATAAAGTAAATAGACTTCAATCCCGAAACGGAATCTTTACATTGTTCTATTCTACCATTTGTTATATCACAGCTCATTTTATTATTTTTTAAAGTTTAACAAAAAAAAAGGTGGTGTATATTGCACCACCCTTTATTATAGTTTATGTTTTTTAGTTAGCCGAGTTAACGATTCCGTAAGTAACTAAGTCAGAAGCAAAACCGTATTTAGCATCTGCTGTAAATCTCATTACTACGCGTACATTTTGCGAACCGTCGATATCTCCCATATCAATAACTTTAACTTCGTTCATGTCATTCATTAAACCAGTAGCAAAGTACAAGTTAGAAGTTTGAGAAAGTAACGCAGTGTTAGAAGCAAGACCGTTAGCTAAGAATATTTTAACACCGTCAAAATACAAGTCATTCAATACTTGGTTGTTTCCTTTGTTGTCGTAACCGTTAGCACCTACACCCGAAGCAGCGAAGCCACCTAAAGCACGAACGTAAGCTCTATAAATGTTATTAGAAACATACAAAGTTAAATCTTCTTTACCGTACAAAGCAGCTGGTAAAGCATCAACGATTGAACCTAATTGAGCAACTACGTTAGTAGCGTCAACAGTAGTACCAGCAATTTCTTGAGCAGCTGGTAAAGCAGCATCAGTTGTTAATTGTGTCATGATACCCGCGAACTGTCCAGCAGTTGCGTTAACACCTCTCCAGATTGAAGTTTCCATTCCAGCAGCAACTTTTTCAGCAGCGTGTGCAATTAAGAAATCAGCAAATGATTTAGGTAAAACATCGAATGCAGAATATCCCATTTGAATTGCATCCCAATCCTGTCTAAAGTCAGATTTACACAATTGTAAATTAATTTGATAGCTCTCGGGTTGAAGTATACGTTCAGTTAACGTAACTGTTGACGTAGGGTCGAAATCGCACGTTGCATTTTTGATGATGTCATCTGTACTGACACGCTTAATTACCTGCTTATATTTCACGTTAGGCATAATAGTAATACCGCCTTTTTCCAAAGTTGGAGCGCTTAACAAAGCCGCAGCGATATATTTTCCAGCGAACTCACCAGCATACGTTGTAGTAATGCTTTGAGTAGTTGATAGATTAATTTTTTCCATTTTTATTTAGTTTTTTATTTTATTTATACTACGGTTAAAGTAATTGCACCAGCAGAAGTACCAAGTCCGAAAACATACCAGTTTGTTCCGTCACCAACTAATTCTACGAAATCACCGATTGTGTCAGCAGAAGCCGAAAAAGTAATTGTGTTTTCATCAGCACCCGGTACGTTAGTACTGTTTACGATAACACCACCTTGAATTTTGTTTGTAGCCGCTTTAATAGTCCATGCAGTTGTTGCGAATAACGCACCTACTACAAACTTGTAAGCTTGTCCAGCTCCATCGGCAACCGCTGGTAATGTAATTTGCGCTCCAGCAGCAGCGTTTAAGATAAATACTTTACCGCTATCTTCAGCAGTTAAAGTTGTTGCACCTGTCAATGTTTCAATTACACCTACTTGACGTAAAGAATCATTTGAGATACTTGTTAATGTTGTACTCATTTTTTATTGTTTTTTAAATTATTACTTATTTAGTTTGTTTAAAACTGAATCCATAATGGTGCGTGGTCTTTTAGACGCAAATTTTATAGACTCAACTTTGTTTTCGTTTTCAGGATTAAAAGAAATTGGTTTAACTTCTTCAGATAGTTCTACCTCGTTTTCTTTAACCTCGTTTGATTTGCTTAATTCAGCTTTGAGCATTTCGTTTTCTTTTTTCAATGCTTCAATTTCCGAAAAGAAACTTTCTTTAATTGTGCTTTCAACTACTTTTTTAGGAGCGCTTTTAGCCGTTTCCATTTCTTGTTCTTTTTTCGCTTCTTCTTCGATAGGCTCTTCAACTTCTACTTCTTCTTCTTCTTCAACCTTTTCTTTTACTTCGGAAATAATTCCCTCTTCAACAACGATTAACATACGACCGTCTTCCATTTCGTATTCTCCTACTGGCACGGGTATTTTTTGTTCGTCTTCCGTTACTACGAAAATTTCGTTACCAGCTTCAAACATATCAGCTTCTAAAACTGTTACGCCATCCATTAGTTTCATTTGTTCAAGTTTTACTTCCATTCCAAGTAAAGTTTTGATTTGATTGATTAGGCTATTTTTCATTTTTATTTTATTTATAATGATGTTTTATAATTACTCATTGTTTTGGCTAAATCTCCAATTGCTTTTGCGTTATTCATATAACCTTTAATTTCAGATTTTACTTTTTTCTCAACGCTTTCCATTTGCGGGTCTAAACCTAAACCAATTTCTTTTGCTTTTGCTTTTAATGCTTCCATATCTTGTAACGTAGCGTTTCCAAAAGCTGCAATAGCACTATAGTTATTATAAGCTTCAATAATAGCATTTTCAGCTTTATTTAATACTTTTTTTGCTACATCTCTTTGCCCTAAATACTTTTGAAAACTTGCTATAATGTCATCTCTTAATGCAAGTTCAACTTCGTGCGAAGCCAATTGTGTTTCTTCTTTGAATAGTTTTCCGAAAACTGTTTTTAGTGTATTCATAACTTATTAACTTTTAAAATTTTTACTTGTTCCTTTTTTAGCCGTTTTCACGTACTATCGTGCGCACTCCATTGTTATCTGTTACCGTTACATTTTGCGGCGTTACGCTGGCTGTTTTGCCTATTCCTTGCGCTTCTAAACTACCGTCGCAACAGTCTTTGTGATATTTTCCGTCTTTACATAGGCACCCACGTTTACCACCACGGGGACTAACTTTACTTGCTGTTCTCATTTATTTATTATCTATTTGTTCTAACTTTCTTTGCGCCCACTCAATACCAGCGTCACCACCCCAAGCAAGCCACATTAAACGACCGCAGCCGTCCCCTAATTCCTTTTGTGAATTTTCCTTGTGACGTGCAAATGAAGCCATGCGTGAAATTGTTTCCCTACTTATATTCTCACCGTTTGCAAGTTGGTTGGCACGTGCTTTTCCTACGGGCGTACCGCAGTCACCCCAGCCGTTTTCTTCAGCGTAGCGTAATGCTATCTTCGCGTTTTCGCTTGCTTCTTTAGGATAGTCGTTATACGTTTCTAATTTAGTATCAAGTATTTCTTTTAAGAATGCTATTATTTCGTCTTCTTCGTTTTGTTGTAAACTCATTTCATATTGATCTACAAAGTGACCTTCAATGCTGAATCCTTTTACTTCGCCATCTTTTACCTTTTGCCAAATTTCATCGTTGTTTACTTTCATTGAAATCATCCACGTTCCTTTAGGTAAATTGAATCCGTATTTTGCTGATTTGTCTTGTTTCTCATCTTCAATTATCCAGCTTTCAACAACGCTCATTCCGTCAAGCATTTTGCGTTCGTGTTCGTACGTAGCGTTGTTTTGATTTGAGCGCATTAAAAACAATTCACTTGCTTTGCGTACCGTATCCTCACTGAAGTAAATGTAAAATTCTTTGTCCTTGTTTCTGCGGTAAATTTGTTTATTAGGCACTAAAGCCGCACCCATCAAAATACGTTTTTCAGCGTCAACCTCTTTTAGTTCAACTTCGTGCTTTTTTAAAGCTATAAAGTTTTCTTCGATCGCTGGACTTTCAACAACTGAAACCGCATTAATACCAGCTTCTAATTTTGTTTCGTCTATTAGTAGTTCTATTATTTCAACTTTTGCCATAACTATTAAACTTATAAAGTTGCGTTTTGTACTCTATTCCTATCCAAAGCCTGTGCGCTTGTTACTTCGCCGCTTACTACGTAGGCTTGTGTCGGCGTTTGTTGTAATTGCGCTAATTGATTTATACCGCTTGAACCTATTGTGTTAAAATTCGCAGTCATAGGAGCAGCAGTTGGTACGTTAGTGTCATTACCGCCACCGCCTGAATTTGCACCGCCGCCAAATTTAGAATTTGAAATTTTAATTATGTTTGCAGCTCCAACCGTTGCAGCAATACCAGCTTCGACAAATTGCATTCCCGTTGCCAACTTAATAGGGTTACCACCAGCCGTTAACGCACCCGTTACCGCCATTGCAGTGTTTGTAATTGCAGCGGCTAAATTAAAAGCCTTTTGTACTTGAAATTGTTTACGTGCGTCCTTTTCATTTTTAGTATTAAACGAACCAGCTAACTCGGCTAAGGCACTAAAAGATTTTGCAGTAAGGTCAAGTGTTTTTTGCCTTAATTCGTTTTTTCTTGCAATATCTTTATCATCATATTTCTTTTTTATACTATCCGTTTTCTTTTGATTATCTTCCTCAAGGTTCTGTAAAGCTAAATTGTATTCCTCTTGACTTGCAATTGCACCATTCGTATAAAGCTCATTAAGTTTATCTAATTGGTCTTGATATGATTTGCGTTGATTAAGTAATTCTTTTTGCTGTTCATTAGCCATTAATAATTCAGCTTGAAATCTATTAGATAAACCCTTTTCAAATTCAGTATTCGCCTTTTCAATTGCTTCTTTTTCAGCTGCTAATTTCGCATCTTCATTTTTCTTTTTTTCTGCAGCCGCTAAATCAGCGTATTTTTTATCTACATCTGCAAGTCCTTTATCTAATGCTTCACGTAATAATAAAGTGTCTTGATTGTATTTGTCCCCTTCAATAATTAACGCTTCGTATTTTTCTCGTACAGCTTTTTTCTCTTGTTCCTGTTGGCTTAATAAACTTGTTAGGTATTCATCTTCAGCTTGTGCTATACGGTCTTGTAAATCTTTTAATTTCTCTAAGGCTTCACGTTGTTTATCTATTGCACTTGTGTTTGTATTAATAGCACCGCTGTAATTATTAACACTTCCTGTAAGTTTTGAATAATCAGTAATACCCTCCCTATTTTGAGCTCCTTTTTTCTTCATTGCAGCCATTTCTTTTTCATTTGCTGCATCTAATGCATCTAATGCATTAATTGTCTTATTAGTTCCCTCTATTATTTTTTGTCTATTTTGTGCACCTATTCCAGTTTTTTCATCATATTCTGTTTCCATAAAGAATCCAAATATACCTCCCTCAGCAAATTTATCCCATGTACTCATGTGCTGCTCAGCAGTTTTTGTTTGAGCATCTAATTGTTTTTTAAACTCATCCTCTCTCATTGATTGGATGGCTTTTGCCTTTGCTTGTAGTCTTAATAATCCAATATTTTGTTCAAGTTGTTTATTGATTTGATCAATAGACATTGCCTCTAAATTTTGGTTTTGCAATAAACCAGGATAAGCCGCTTGAAATTCTTTAACTTTTTTTACTTTTTCACTACGCGTTAAAGTTTCGTCTTTTAATTGTTTATTTAATTTATCCGCAGCGCTTAATTCATTTGCTATTGCGGCTGTTGATTGTGCTGTAACTTGATTTGAAATCTTTTGAGCTGCTGTTTGCTTACCTAATGCCGATGAAACTTTATCCCAATTAGCCATTAACAAACCTAACCCTGTAATTAATAAGCCTATTCCAGTAATAGCAAAAGCTTTTCCAGCAGCACTCATTTTGCCAAATGCATCTGTTACTTTTGTTCCTAATACATTAAAAGCACGTCCAGCATCTTCTAAGCCTTCTAAACCTTGCGCTAAAGCCATAGCCGCTTGTACTTTAAGCATTGTTTCCTGTACCGCTTCACCTTCAACACCTATTAGAGCTAATCCCCCTTCAACGGCACTAAAAC